AACGGGACTATTTCATCTACAGCTACCACAATCACGTTGTCTAATGTGGACAGTCTGACTACTGCTGGATTTATCAAGATTGATAACGAGACAATCAGCTACCCCAACGTTGACCCAGTAAACAATCAACTGCTCAATTGTGCCCGTGGGCAAAACGGCACGACTGCCGCAGCGCATACTACTGGCGCGGCTATCACCGTGCAAAACTTGCCTGCAATCAACGTGTGGCCGACACCTAATGCCCCCGGTGACCAATACATGTTTGTGTACTACCGCATGCGCCGTATTCAGGATGCTGGTACGGGCGTGACCGTGCAAGATATTCCGTTCCGTTTTATCCCCTGTATGGTGGCTGGGTTGGCCTATCTGTTGAGCATGAAGTTGCCAGATGTTGACCCCCAGCGCGTAATTGGCTTGAAGGCCGAATACGAACAGCAGTGGGACTTAGCCCAGTCAGAAGACCGCGATACCTCTCCGTTGAGATTCGTGCCAAGAAATATGTTCTATGCCTAGTAAATTTGCATCAGGCAAACATGCAATTGCTGAATGCGACCGATGTTCGCAGAGGTACATGCTCAAGGAATTGAAGACACAGATCGTCAAGACCAAGCCATTTAATATCAAGGTGTGCCCATCATGCTGGGATCCTGATCAGCCGCAGTTGCAGTTGGGTATGTACCCAGTCAATGACCCGCAAGCCGTACGCGACCCACGTCCAGATGTGAGCTATGAAGTGTCCGGTCAAAGTGGTTTGCAGATTACAAAAACAAACAGCGATACGTTAGAGGCGTTTGGGTACCCAGAAGGGGGTAGCCGGGTCTTTCAGTGGGGATACAACCCTGTTGGTGGGGCAAGTGGGTTTGACACTCTTTTAACACCAAATAACTTGGTGTTGGCAGTAGAACTTGGTACAGTAACGGTAAGCGTAACTTAGGAGCTTGAAATGCACAAAGCGGATTTAAAACAGGACAAAAAGATGGTGGCTGGAGCCGTGCATAAGCACGAGAAAAAGCTACATCCCGGTCAGCCCATGACTAAATTTGCCAAGGGCGGCAAAACCAATTTGCAAATGAAGCAGTTGGGTCGTGGTTTAGCAAAAGTAGCTAATCAGAAAAAAGGCGGTTGATATGGCTAAATTCAGCAAAAAAGTAATGGGTAAAGAAGTTGGTGATGCCAGCGTCTATGCACCGCCCCACACTATGGACGGCAAGTCCGGTGTAGACATTAAGAACAGCGGCTATCAAGGCGGTAATCGCTTGACTGCCAATGATGTAAACATGTCTGTTGGCAACATCAGTCGTGATCCATACAAAGAACCAAAGACAACTGGTATCAAGATTCGCGGTACTGGCGCGGCTACCAAGGGTGTGATGGCCAGAGGCCCGATGGCTTGATATGAACTACACGCAACTGTTCGATACCATACAGTCGTATACGGAAAATAACTTTCCGGACTTTACTCTTGCCAGTGGCGGAATAGAGACGACTACCGAACAGATTAACCGTTTTATTCAGCAAGCGGAACAACGCATTTATAACACGGTGCAGTTTCCGTTTTTGCGTAAGAACATGACAGGTGTGGTATCGACCACGAGCAAGTATTTGTCGGCCCCAGATGACTATTTATCCACCTATTCTTTGGCAGTTATTACTGACGTTACAGGCGCGGACTTGAATACGGGCACATACGAGTATTTGTTGAACAAAGACGTAAACTTTATTCGCCAATCGTACCCAACGCCAAACGACAAAGGCGTTCCTAAATATTATGCGCTGTTTGGCCCCACTGTGAATGGCAGTACGATTACCAGCGAACTGACGTTTCTTCTTGGCCCCTCACCTGATGCCAATTACTATGTTGAGTTGCACTACTATTATTACCCCGAGTCTATTGTGACTGCTGGCACGTCATGGCTAGGCGATAACTTTGATACGGTGCTCTTATACGGCTCACTGGTTGAAGCGTACACCTACATGAAGGGTGAGACAGACCTCCTTGCTGTTTATGATGGCAAATACAAAGAAGCCCTTGCACAAGCCAAACGTTTGGGTGACGGTATGGAGCGTCAGGATGCGTATCGCTCTGGTCAGTACAGACAGGCGGTGACCTGATGGCTTTTACAGGCAACTTCTCCTGCAATACGTTGCGCACTGGGCTGATTAACGGGACGTTGAACTTTGCAACGGACACGTTTCGTTTGGCGCTGTACACAAACTCGGCCTCCTTAAATCAACTGACTGCGGCGTACACCACTGATGGTGAGGCTTCTGGCGGTAATTATGTGGCTGGAGGATCGGTAGTAGCGGCCACAGTCAGTACGGCTCTTAGCACAACTGGCAGCATCATCTATGTTAGTTTTGCAAGCCCAGCTTGGACGGGTGCAATCACTGCTCGTGGGGCTTTGATCTATAAGGTTGGTGCAACTGGTGCTGTTTGTGTTTTAGACTTTGGTAACGATAAAATATCAACCAGCACTTTCACTGTAACGATGCCCGCTGACACCAGCACGTCCGCACTCATTAGACTTGTTTAAAGGAAAGACATGGCACTTGTAACCACCACCAAAGGCGAAATGGACGAATCTCTTCTTGAGAAAAAAGAAGGTTCCATTGATAATGACAACGAGCACACGACGTGGGTCGAGTATTGGTTGGGTGGCGAACTTGTTCACCGATCTGCTCATGTCGCCCTAAAACAATCCGTAAGTTCTGCGGTAGAAGCCGCATCGTTTAATTAAGGAGCCTAATATGGCAAATACCCAAGCAATGACAACAAGTTTCATGGGCGAGTTGATGACTGCAACCCATAATTTTGGTGTAGCACCTATCCGCGCCGTAACAACTGTTGATACGTTCAAAGCCGCTCTGTATTTGACAACCGCAACGGTTAATGCTTCTACAACGGCTTATTCGGCTTCTAATGAGGTGTCGGGTACAGGCTATTCGGCAGGCGGCGTAGCGGTTACTTTTGGTACACCTCCAACAGCCACCAATAGCTCTGCAACAGCGGGTGTTGCGTTTGTAACACCTTCAGCCAGTATCACATACACCACAGTGACTTTGGCTACAGCGTTTGATGCCGTGTTGCTCTACAACTCGACGCAGAGCAACAAAGCCGTGAGCGTGCATACCTTTGGTTCACAGACTGTTTCTGCGGGTACGTTCACGTTGACCATGCCTGCAAACACGATAAGCACTGCGCTAATCCGCTTGGCTACAACCTAATAGGCTTCTTAAAGGAGCCAGACTATGTCAACCGGATGGGGTATAGATGGTTGGGGCGATAACACCTGGGGCGGTTCTCCATTAGAAATAACTGGGAATAGCGCTGCGGGTGCCGTAGGCACAATGATTGCGTCGGGGGGAAGTGTTGCTCCAATTACAGGGGTAAGCGGTTCCGGTGCAGTGGGGTCGGTGAGTATGGGTGCGCGAACCGTAGCGCTCACTGGTACATTTGCATTGGGTAATGTAGGTACTGTTACTGCCGCTATGAGCAGCACAGTGGCACTTACTGGCGTGTCCGCGCAGGGGCAGGCGGGCACGGTAGACTATTTTTATTGGTCAGTGATTGATGACAGCGGTACTCCAAACTGGCAAAATGTGCCAATGACTGTGTAAAGGATGATGATATGGCAGTAACAAATTTTACCCCGCTCCTTGGTTTGGCATTGCCGACCACAGGGGATCTATCCGGCACATGGGGCGCTACGGTCAACACCGCAATCACCGATTTGCTTGATGATGCTGTAGCAGGCACGGTCTCGCTTACAACGGACGCAAACACAACGCTGACCACCACCAACGGCGCAGACAATCAGGCGCGTAACGCAATTATCCTGTGCACAGGCGCACGGACAGCGATCAGGACAATCACGGCTCCGGCTCAATCCAAGCTGTACGTCATCATCAACGCAACCAGTGGCGGATATGGTGTCAAGATTGTTGGCGCAGGGCCAACCACAGGTATTACGGTGCTTGCGGGTACTCAAACCATGGTGGGTTGGAACGGAACAGATTTTGTTGTAATAGCCAGCGGCGATCTTGTAGGCCCAGCGTCTAGCACTGATAATGCCATCACCCGATTTGATAGCACAACGGGTAAGTTGGTACAAAACAGCTTGGTGACTGTGGCCGATGACGGAGCAATTGTTGCACCCCAAGTCGGGTCAATCATCCCGTTCTACTATGCCAACCAAGCAGCGTTTCCGTCAGCGGCTACTTATCACGGAGCCTTAGCTCACAGTCATGCTGATGGAGCGATGTACTTTGCTCACAGCAGTGTATGGGTCAGGATATTAGATAACGGTGGCCCACTAGGAACACCCTCTAGTGGTGTTGCAACAAACTTGACAGGGCTACCGTTAACCACGGGGGTTACTGGCACTCTTCCTGTAGTCAACGGCGGTACAGGAACAACAACCCCTAGTATTGTTGCAGGCACTAACGTCACTGTTTCAGGAACATGGCCCAACCAAACTGTTAATTCAACTGCCAGCAGCTCGGGAACGGTCACCAGCGTTGCCGCAACAGTTCCAAGCATCTTCAGCATTGCTGGTAGTCCAATCACCACCAGTGGCACATTGGCGATGACCTACTCTGGTACGGCGCTTCCGGTAGCCAACGGCGGTACAAGCCTGACCACACTCACGGCAAATAACGTCATTTTGGGCAACGGCACATCAGCGCCTAGTTTTGTTGCGCCAAGCACTAACGGCAACGTACTGACAAGTAACGGCACAACATGGACTTCTGCTCCTTCAGCAGGGGGAAGTTCAGTTCTGCTTGAGAGCGCACAAACTGTCTCGTCAAATTATGTTGTTACAGTGGCAACAAATGCTTTAGCGGTTGGCCCAGTAACAATAAATTCAGGAATATCCGTATCTGTCGGTACGGGCCAAAAATGGTTAGTTCTTAATTGAGGAAACATTATGAGTAATTTAAAAGTCCAAGGTAATGCTTCTGGTGCCGGTACAAGCACACTACAGTCTGCAAACACCGCCAGTAACGTAATTTATTCATTGCCAGATAGCTCTGTGGATATAACAGTAGGCTATCGTAATGTTCCTTTATCTGGCATTAAAACAGCAAGCTACACGCTTGTTGCGGATGATGTGGGTAAATTTGTAGAACTAGGCACATCAGGTACAGTTGTTGTTCCTGCCGCTGTGTTTGTAGCGGGCGATGTGGTTAGTATATTTAACAACACATCAGCAACCATAGCTTGTACTTGCTCTGCCGTAACAACACTTTATAAGGGTGGCGTAGATGCGGATATTGCTACTTTTGGCATTACCACAAGGGGT